GAGAGTGATTGGAGCATAGCAATCACGAAATCACAATTAACTTCTTTTCGATTTTGTTGAACAACACCGATAGACGCACCGGGACAAAATTGTTGAATGCGTTCACGCCATTGATTAGCTAAAAATTCTTTGTGTACGACAATCATCGTACGATATCCTAGAGTACACGCTATGGCCAAGGATACGGTCGTCTTACCGAAACCGCAAGGTAACGAAAGAATCCCATGTCCAGCTTGGATAGCTTTTTCGAGAGCCACATTTTGAAACGTTTCATCTCGTAACTTTCCTCTGAATGATATATTAATTTTATGTGGTTTGGGGCGGGTGTCGTGTCTCGCTTCACCAAACTTTTCTTCCGCATAAAATCTCGGTACACATAATCCCGATTTTGCTTTTCGAAACACCTTGAATGATGGAGGTGCTACACCAAAATCGGCATTAACTATAGGTCGAACCGTGAGTGCTTTTTTAATTTCAGGAGTATCTGGAACTATATAACCAGATCTCGTGAGAGTCATGGTATGTGTGCGTCGATTAGCTTTATATACTTCAACTTCCATGACATTCCGCTATAATTACCCTTATTCCAAGAACCCATAAAATCCACTTCTATGAAGACCTCGTCATTTTTTTGGAGAGCCTGTACGGGTGCACCTTCGTACGTACACATGACACGTCTATATCTGAAAGGTACTTTTACAGTTAAAATATTTCCATACAAAGGATTTTCATAATCGATATTATTTACAAAGTATTCGGAAAATTTATGTTTGTTCACAACTTTTTTATATGTGTCATCATTAATTAAAAATTTTATATATTTTTTTTCATTTTTTTCAAACATGGGTGTTTGAATTTTACAAAAAAATTTCATTTAATATAAAATAAAATTAAAACTATAAATAGAATTAATAAAAGTTGAGAGAGATGTAATGGTTGAATCGATTGTCGACCACCGAAACACAAATAATTAAGTTCGCGAGATACTTCTATGGATGCTTCTATACTCGAGTACGGGGTGGAGCGTTCGGACATCATACCACACATGGCAACGCGAGGACATTTACCGAAAAATGGAAGTTGTCCCTCTAAGCTGAGAACCCCCGATGACTGGGTGAACGTCCATCTACCATCGACCCACTCGGCACCCCAGCCGATGCGTATTTTTTTAGGAACGGGTAGGTATAGCTGATCAAGAACTTCAGCCTTCAGTGTACCGGGATCCGTTTCCATAATTTCCTTGGTGAGATTACATATCACACACGAAACTGTTTTTTTATCAGATAAAACGACGGGTTGTAAATCCCATTTGGTCATCGCCGCAATTTCCAAATCATTACCCACGTCTATGGGTCGATCATACTCGAGAAGAACATTAATCGCTCCGTACGTGCTATTATTTATCTTTCTTTTCGCGTCGGGTCCCCAATTATCTCCGATCAGGTGTATTGCCGGACTATTATCCACACACAAAAACAAATATCCATCGTCGATGACGAGATCGTTCGAAAACGTCGCAGAGTATCCGTCATCCCTGTACGTGACATCTTTTAATTCCGTGTTGAACACAAACGTCGCACCTGCATTTTTAACCGCACGTTCCATAGCGTCGCACATGACTTTTCCAGAAACTTTTTGTGTGTATTCTTTCGATAGGGCAACGTGATCAATACTCTTGACGAGTTCAAAAATCGACATGACGTCCCACGTGACACCGTCGACCACGAGTGTGAGATGTTCGATAAAATGTTTACCTTTGTCCGACAATCCCTTGACAGCCTCTTTCACGGTGACACTTTTGTACATCGATGGTACGGTCAACACTTTAACAAATAAATAGATCAGTTCCAGGTAATCGGACGCCGATAGGGATCGAGACATGAATATCATGAAACTTTCTTTCGTACTGGGTTCGAATATATCATTCCATTCGATACCCATTTCCCTGAACAAAGAGTGTGTGTTTACGAACGCCCTGTCAAAAACAATTCGATGCGCGTGAAGATCTCGAACGACAGTGTCAGGTTCCCACCATGATCCACCCGCGGACGGTTTACGATCATAAATAATAACCTCGTAATTTTTAGACCTAAGTAATTCCCAAGCTAACGATAATCCAGTCGGCCCTGCGCCAACGATATGAATTCGCATTATTATAACTGACATAATATTTATTTGTATATTGTAAGAATGGCACTATGTATAGCTTCGAGTGTCTCACCAGTTTCTCGAAAAATCAAAACATGGAAATTTGCGTCCGAATTCCTGGTACGAAAATCATTTACGAAAGACCAGGCATCGTTCGGTCGTTGGACCCGTGATCAACTGGTAGAACTTGGACCAACATTTATAAAACTTGGTCAGATTGCATCAGCGCGGACAGATTTATATCCACTCGAATTTGTTAAACAATTGGAAACGTTACAGGACGATGTTCCCCCGATCGATGATATCATGTCGTGTATAGATACATCACATTTCATACAATTTGATAAAACTCCGTACAAATCCGCGAGTATTGGTCAGGTTCATAAAGCAACCCTGACCGACGGAACAGATGTTGTCGTGAAAGTAAAACGACCGGGTATATACGATATCATGAAAGAAGATACAGACAACATTGTAAAAATTGTCGAATTTCTTGAACGTGTTGGAATCGATACCGGTACAAGTACGAGTTATGTTTTAAACGAGTCAATCGAATATTTACTGAATGAAACGGATTATAGACGCGAAACGAAAGATGCGATCATGTTTGGTGAAGCGATGAAAAATGTAGAGTGGATAAAAATACCACACGTGTACGAAGATAAATGTAACGATGATATGATCGTCATGGAATATGTGTTTTCAAATAAACTGACTGAAATTCCCGACGACAATGTAAACAGAAAAAAAATTTGCGAAGCGCTTATTCAGTCATATCTAATCCAAACGATGGAAAAGGGGTTTTTTCACGCTGATCCTCATCCCGGAAATCTCGGCTTCTCTCCGGAGGGGAAACTTGTATTTTACGATTTTGGGTTAATCATACCCTTATCGACTGTATTAATGGAGGGGTTCAAAGAACTGTTTGTATGTATAATAGATCGTGATACGAGAGGTATCGTGGATATACTTATTCGTCTTGGTGTTATTACACCAACAACAAACGATACCGACGATATCGAACTTTTTTTTAAAACGACACTAAACTATCTCGAAACATTGGACGGTTCGAGTGTAAAAAATGATATAATGAACGACGAGTTACTTTTATCACTGGCACAGACGAAACCATTTCTCGTGCCCACGTCTTTCATCTATCTCGCCAAAACATTTTCGACGATCGAAGGAACGTGTGTTTCGTTAGATCCTAATTTTACATATTACGAATATCTTGAACCTATGATTCAATCACAGGTTTCTGATGTAATTGATTTACGAAAAATGTTGATAACGACAATAGAGATGCCGACAAAAATACGTGATATAAATGTAGCTGTACTCGGTTTGGAGAAATCGAGGACAACCATGAAGCGGTCTATGGAAAAAACCAGACGCGAAGTTCGAGATGTGCAATACAGTGTTGTCTCTACCATTGTCGCACTCAATCTATTCGAACATGGTTATAAGAGTGAATGTGTGATATTGATGATCATCGCTGGGTTTATTACTTTTCGTAAAAATCGATAGACTTGGTCGTGGTGGTTGTGGGTGTCGCCGTGGACGACTCCTTCTTGGAGAAGAACGATTTGTGTTCCTCGAAAATAGTAGAGGCGCGCTTCTTTTCTTCATCGACGATGTTCTTGAGAGCGTCCGTGAGTTTGTTAAGTTGGGGTTTGCGCTTGTTGGACATATCTTTTCCAAACTTCGAAAGCCTTTCCTGCGTCGACGCCATCATAATCGTGGGAGTGGAGAGCATAGCAATCATTTTACTCTATAGAGATATTTTATCTTTAAGTCCGAGCCGTTCAAGTTTTTCATTAAATTCCCTGCGTTCTCCCGGAGATTTAATTTCTACACCAGTTTTCAGAGATTCAATTTCCGGACCTGTGAGCTGAATAGCATTCACTCTAAAATCGATAAACGCCTTCATAGAAATGGGAACGAGAGGTTCTACCAGTTTATAAATGGCGTTGGCGTACTCTCGGATTTCTTTTTGAGCATGTGAATCCATTCTGAGATGAAGATAGTGAAGAAGATTGTGAAGATTAATCTTCCAGTAAAATTCGGTATATGTGGACTGGGGAAGATTCCCTCTAGCCTGTTCACGACAACATCCATCCTGTAAAAGTTTTTCGTAGATATCAAACGATTGAGAAAGGTGAGAACTCATGTCAGTTTTATCGATGTCTACGACACCTTCCGAGCCCTGGTGATTCACCGTAGACTGTCCTCTAAATGTGTCTGGTTCGTAATATTCTTTAGGAACTACGGAATAACGAGCGGAAAGTTCGTTCACACTAGCCGTGCGATGACGTAAGTGTTGACGAGCGATGTAGATAGGCATTTTAATATGAAACTTAAACTCGACCATCTCAAATGGCGTCGTGTGCCAATGGCGCATCAAGTATCGTATAAGTCCAGTATCACCTCGAGAAGTCGTCGTTCCGTCGCCGTACGAGACTCTAGCGGCTTGTACGATAGAATTGTCGAGATCTTGGCGTGGCATATGGTCAACGAGTCTGACAAACCCATGATCGAGCACCTTATATTCCATAATATTTTATAAACGGATCTTTTCTTTAAGAGTTTAAAACAAAGATTCATATATATACATATATGGAACCCGCATTAGATACGTGGATTCAAATTCGTGACGACACAAAAAAATTTAATTTACCATATTTTTCTTATCGTATATGTTGTAATCAAAAAATAAATGGAGAACGTTCGTTGTTACGTTCGATAATTAAAAATACTCCTAATGCGATGATATTTGACGTGGGTGCGACGGGGTCACAAATTCCAAATGAAGTGAATGACAATACACAAGTACATTTATTTGACCCAGAATTTAAACCTTCCGGAGACGCATTCATCGGTGAATCTACATATGTGATGTATAAAGAACAAGTTGATTATTCCACACCAAATGTACACGTAAACATGTATGGATTGAACGATTCCGATAGTACTATTCGCGACTATTGCGAAGCGCGTGACATTTCTCATATACATTTTTTGAAAATTGATACGGATGGACACGATTTAGGGGTTTTGAACGGTCTCGGGAATGTAAGTGTCGATATGATTCAGTTTGAATATGATAATTTTTATAAAAAATATAATTTGGACATAAACGATATGTTTAATAAATTGAAAGGATGGCACTTTTTTTATATTTTACCATCCGGACTTTTACCAATAAAAACTATGCGGGATGATTATATTTACACGAATATTTTTGCTTCGAAGGAGTATCCTCGTGAGATTATAAAAGACTACGTACCCATGATGAATGATACCACTGTCATGACAAAACATGTCGGAGAGTTTATGTGCGAAATGTTCTGGGAAATGCGTGGTGTAAATTCGGAAAATTTTAAAAATAATCATTGCATATCGATTGAAGATGAGGACAGAATTGATACAAACTGGGATCTCGGTAGAGCTCTCAGACATTATCACGGTTTATATTCAAGATAAATCCGCGACGAGATCATCTATCGACCTGTAATATCGTTTAAGATCTTTCATAAACCGTTTATTGTTTTCAAGATATTCACACTCGGGTTTATTTTTATATATCCACGCTAAATTACACTTTGAATATTTTGTTCGTTTCTGATTATCATTTGGTTTGCGTGGTACAAGTTTTTTATTCACCTTTTTGGTAGCTTTTTTCGGCTCAACGCGTTTCGTGAAACTCAAAGCTTGCATGACTGTGTCTGCCAAATCATCCTTTTTCTTCGACGCGTTAAATATTGGCAGCCAGTGCGCATTGTTTTCGTGGGTCTCTATGAACACTTTACATCTCTCGATGGCCGTCTTTTTTCTTTTTAAATATTGCGCCCGACCAGGACCCGCGACGTCGGGTATTTTAAATCGCGCGTCGTATATGATCGTTTCAGATTGTGGCGCTTTAATCACAAAATATGCGTGAAGAAAATGCATGACAGAAACCATTTTTTTGTTTCTGTCGGGTTGCTTTTCGATCAAAATTATTTGTGAATCCAAAACCCATGGACGTTCATCTAAGTGTTTTCTTAAAGAGATGTATATTCCATCTTTATGTTCGGGTGGTATTCCCGAGACGTCCCACTGTACTACAAGGTTTGACGTCTCGTCGAATTGACACATCGCGAGGTTTCTAATACCTACGTCTATACTAAGTATCATGTGTATATAAAGAAAGTATTTTCTTTAATATCATTCGTTATTTTTTTGTTATTATGACGAAAATAATTATACATATCAAAATGACGACAGAAATACCGCCCGTTTGTAAAATTTTGTTATTAAATTCAAGTTTCGCATCACGCGCAGCTTTCGCAGCTTGTGCTTTAGCGATATATTCGTTACGCAATCTCTGAGATTCGGCGGCGGCTTGTTGTAACTGCATTTCTTGTAACCTCAGTTCGTATTGTTCTTTCTCATCAGCTCCCGCATTTTCTAATCTGGCTTTTATTTCTTCCAGTTGAGCAAACTGCGCAGCTAATTCATCGTTATACCTCTTCGCCT